AGCTTACGCACCTCGTTTAATCTTTTCTGTAGTTGCTCCTCAATAATCGGAGCAATAACTTTAATTAAGTCATCTTTGTTGCTGTAAAAATGATTAATAAAATTATTAAGAATGTCAGATTTGTTTATGCCAAACTCTTTATGTAGTTCGTGCAAGTCTTTCCACAAGTCTGCATCACAGACTACATTGACATTACCAGTTATTTTCTTTTTGTTTTCTTCAAAATTCATAGCTTTCACCTTATATACCTAACCTTGACTTGTGATAGTCATCACGCATCTCAGTGCTTTTTAAATGTAGATATTCAATAAGCACCGACTCAGGCGTTTGACCTAAATGCTTATTGGCAATCCTTGATTTACTTATGTCAGTTAAGACAGTGTTATACGACTTAACCAGTTCCCACATATCAATTTCATGAATGTAAGAGTCTAGTTCTCTTAGTTGATCTTTAGTTATCATCTTATACCTCTCTAGGTTTGATAGAAGCAGTCTGACCAGTAGACCATATTTGATCTACTCGTCTTTTGGCATCTGCTTCGTTGTTAAAAGTTGCAATTCTTTTGTGATCTCCATACCTGCCGATATGAAAGAAGAACTGGTAAACATCATAGACTGTGTTCATTTTATATCCTCGTTGTAAATAAACCCATTGATGTCAAAGTTATTAATTTTGACTGTTCTACCATGAGTTTTGTAACATTTGCTGCCTCTACCATTGCCTAAAGGAACTAAGAACCAGTGATCTTTGCCATCACAAATTACATCTCCACTTGATGTACTTCTTTTGTCATCCCAATCACACCAACTTTCATCAATGTTTTGTGTAGCCCTAAAAGCATCATGTATGTTATCAGTGTCAACTACTGCAACCGCAGTGTAAGGATTTTCGTTATTTCCGCATTCTGTAGCGTGGTATATTGTCATCATTTTAGTGTCCTGCTCTAAGAGCTTTTCATTTAATATAAGAGAATTTTAAACCCATTACGGAATATATGCAACATTTTTATTAATTATTTTTAAAATGGTAAATCATTGTCCTCTTGGCTATCATCTTTCCAAAGTTTTTCTTCCCACAATTTCTTTGCCCAAACCTGACCAAAGTCTGACGGTAAGCCATAACTAGCAAAGAACTTATACTCATCACCAAACTTCGTGTGAAGCTGTGCATGATGATGTAGACATAAAGGTATAGCATTCTTGTCGTTAGCCTTTAAGCTCATGCCACGCACTCCGTCATAAGGTTTAAGCAAATGATGCGCCTGCACTTCTCTTGAGTGCGAATAGAATCCTGCTTTGCATAATAAGCAAGGCAGTGTCCTAATCCATTTAAGGTGCGACTCATCTTTGTATCTTTTACTAGGCAAACTAAAAAGGAGCTTCTTCAACCTCAGTTTTATGAGCAACAGTGTCTTCGTCATCTTTTACTCTAAGACTAACAGCAGTGTATTCATTGCCTTTATCTGATACTTTTTTCCAACCACCAAACTTGTACTGAACATTGTTCCAAGTGATTGGACCACCAATATCAGGACTTCTTTCAGATTTTTTTTCTTCGTTAAGATGCAACAAACCTGCGGAGACCATAAGCTCATACTTATCTTCACCCTTAACTTTTGTTTTAACAATTGCAGAATAAATCTCCTCGCCATTTATTTGCATAGTTCCTTTGCGTATTACAGTAGAACCTGTCTCATGCCAAAGAAACCCTTTAAGCTCTTTATCATATTGTTTATCTTCCATTTTTTTCTCCTATTAATTTATATTTAAACCCCTTACCACTTGTCCTGCGTTTCTTTTCTATAACTTCCCCAAAGGCAGGAAGTTTATATTTAAGTCTAGCAGGGTCTTTCCTCAAGTTGCGTATTGCTGCAGAAATAGACGGCTCTCCGTAGAACTGTCCTGTTTTCTGCTTGATAGCATCTTGTAGTTCCCAAAATGTCCAATATCTGCCGTCACGCATACAGAAATAGACACAATCATCTAATGTTAGCTTACTCATACAACTTTCTTAGAGTAAATATCAATCAGCTTCTCAAACGCCTGTAAGTCTCTATCGTTCTCAGGCAAATTAGTATAGATGCGTTCTATCTCACTTGAGTTAGCTTTAAATACATCTATGCACTCTTGATCTTCAGGATTACTCAGAACCTTACGCAAGCCACCTATGAAAGCATGAGTGTCAGGAAAGGTTGCATACGGATGACCTTTTGCATTCTTAAGAACCAAAGATTCTTTAAGATCAGGAGCAGGTTGTTTATTGTTTATGGCATTGTCTACCTCAAATCCACTTGCATACTCGCCACCACCGAGACCACAGCAAGCCAAAGCACGACCTATTGCACTGGTACAGCAGTTTTCAAGAGCAGAAGTCTTATTAACCATGCCCTGCGATCTAAATTCTTCTGCATAGTCATTACCTATCTCACGCCATGTGCCGTCTACATAAACGCTTACAGTAGCTTGTACCACCACTCTTTCTAAGTCATTGTGGATTATCTTAGTCTGCACATTGGCATTACTACCAAAATGTTTTCTAAAGGTTTGCAACCGTTTGTCTACGGTTGTGTAGAGCTTACCTTTGATATTGGTTTTATCACTATCAGCAAGGTTAGCTATTTCATTTATTGATTCAATCAATTTATCACTCATTTTATTCTCCATAGTTCTTTAGCAACCTGTATATCTGAGTCTGACCACATCCAGTGGGATAGGTCAGGATAGAACTGGTCAACCAAAGAGTTAACATCATTATTCTGTAGAAGGTTCATTATTGCTAACGAAGCCCTATACACCTCATCTAATCTCATGCTTATGTCGTCTATCTCAAATGTGATGACCTCTGATTTGGTCTTGGTCACATAAATATAATCAGCATACGCATGATCTTTTTCTAACGCAGTAGCATAAATTGCTAGTTGCCTTTGAACTGATGGGAGTAATGCAGGTGGTTTCTTTGCAGAGGTTTTGATGTCTCTGATGCAATCCTCATACTCTAAATCTGTGTACCCTATAACTGGCACTGGTAGCCCTACATCTATCTCTACTTTCTTTTGATAGCTTACTGGCTCGCCTAAGTGTTTATAGAAAGGCAATCCTATAGATAGGTACTTCTCTATGTTCTTGTACTCTGTGTCTGCTTTCTCTTGATCAAACACCACGCCTTGACTCTGCTCGTAGCTCATAAGCGATTTAAACTCTGCTTGTGCATCTTCTATAGATGTCTTATTGCCTATGGCATGATCTATGACCGTACCTCTAAGCATGGCAGGGTTGGTGGGTGATTTATGTTTGGCTAAGTACCGAACAATAAACAATGGTGGGTTTTGTATGAATAGGTTTATGGAACTGGCTGATAGGTGTTCAATCTCAAACTGTTCAAATGGATTATTTTTCATCTTTTAAATACCTCAATTTATGCTTTCAATAAATACGAAATGGAATTATAATCACATATTGGGTTTACCACAACCCTTAATTTAATATTAGGAGACAACCAATGAAGCTGAAAGATTTTTTGCAAGAGAACAACTACACTCAAAATAAATTTATAGAAGCTGTGCATGAAGAAACAGGACATAGATTTTCTCAGGGCGGTCTTGCTAAATACATCATTGGTGTTCGCATACCTAGAAAAAAAGAGATGGGAGTTATTCATAGCTTTACCAAAGGTGAAGTATCACCCAACGACTTTTACTTATAGACTCCAATCGTCTATCTCGTAGTTTCGTTCTATAAAGATTCGTTTGTCCATATCATAGAAGAACTTAACCTGACCGATCTTACCGTATAGGTCTTGTTCTCTGATCTTGCGTGTAATTACGCTAGTGGAGTTGTCATCAAAGTCTCTGTGAATCGTTAGCACTGCATCAGACTGGTTGTGCCAATGTGCAGCTCCACTTATATCGTAAGCAGAGGGTGGCAGGTAAGAACCATCTTGGGACTTGGGTAGCTTTGTTGGATGGGCAACTACCCACATAGTTACTTCGTAGTTTCTAGCAAAGCGTTTACAGCTAGAGATAAAGTCTCTGATGTGTTCATCCTCACGCTGATTGCCTTCTCGTTTTGCGCTAACCTCATTGTATGGGTCTATCACAATTCCATTAACTCCGTGCTTGTAAACACTGGACTTGGCTATGTCTATGATTAGGTCTATCTCAGGAACGGCATCTTTAGATTCAATAAAGAAGAAGTGTTTGTCAATAAAGCCCATAGCTTCTACCAACTCTGATCTGCTCATACGATTACCAAAGCCTTCATCAAATGCTTTCTGACAATACATCTGTGTCATCCTTCTGATGTGCATACTGGTTGAGTGTTCAGGAGAAAAGATTGCAAACTTCCAACCCTGATTCTTTGCTAGGTTAAGAAGTATCTGATCAAGTATTAAAGACTTGCCGTGATTGGGTATACCAGTAATCACATGGAAAGTACCAGTCATGATCTTATAAATATCATCTAGTGAACCCATACCGATCTCTACAGGCTTCTCATAGTTGCCCTCATACAGATCAATTAGTTGATCAAAGTAGTCATGACCTTTGTACAAGCCGTTGATAGGATATGGTATAGCATTGTCTATAAGTTCCTTAAGTTTGGTCGCACCGTGCTTCATCAAAACCTCATTGGCATCTTTGCATCCTTCAGGACACTTCACATACCAACAACGATCTTTACCGAACCTGTGTAGCAACTCTTTATGTAACGATCTACCTGCTGTGTCATTGTCGGTAAA